GTCGGATGTGGACCATCTGGCGAATACTGCAGCAGAAGAGATGTCTGATATGATGGCCGGAAACGCCCATTTTTATCAGGAACAGTCTTAGCACCAGTAGAGGTGCTGCCAGGGCCGTGGGCCCCTATGAACCCCGGATGGAGTTCAAAAAGCCATGCCACAATGTATCTAAGCGCACGTATATCATCTTCATGCGCTTCCACGGGGAAAGGCGCGGTCTGCCTCTCAATCCAAGCTGCTTTAGCTGGACCTTCGAGATCAGGCCGCGTTAGCGGGATTTTTGACAAACAAAGATGCCAACTCAAAAAGAAACGTATGAGTGGCACCTCCGCCTCTGTGACCAACTTTCCTGTTAGATGTATGCATAGACCCCACAAGGGGGATAGACGCAAATCATCTGAGGCATAGAAAACAGTGCCTTCAGGAACTTCAGAAAAGCTCCGCAAGAATACCATGGCTAGATCCTTAAGCTTTTGTAGCGTAGGAATCCAACCATATTCATCGACTAAGGCCTTGTAACAGGCGAGTTGCCGACGAACCAAACGGTACCTCTCTCGAGGTCTTAGAGCTTCTGTCAACGGATTACAATAAAGGAGGGCTGCATGGTGAGTTATTGACCATATACAATGGTCAGTCTCACTACGTACTGGAACACTTGGGTGTATTGTTTGTGCCCAAGTTTCCGCGTAAGTTACCGGGTCCACCCTTAATGTTTTATTCATGAGTTCTGCTCAAGTCCCTAGATAATAGGGAAATTACCTGCAAGCAGAGCCTCGATTGGGTCGGATGTCGGCGGATTATCAGAAACGGGTTTGTACAAACACCCGACACATTCCATGATCTTCTCCCATGTGTAAACGCCCGGATAGGTTTGCCCCGTGACGGGGTCCTGGAAGAGCGTTGTCAGCACGGATTCGACTCCATGGAGTGAGACAGTCCCGATCAAAGTGTCAGTGATTGCGGTGGGCGACCAGTTGTAAACGGCCACCTCGCGAGCCAACACGGGAAACAGCACAGCAACGCCATTGGGCGCAGTGCGCTTTGCCTTTTTAACACCAAAGGAAAGCGTTTTAAACCCAAGAATCTGCTGATTCTCCGGCCCAAGCACATCAACACGATGTGCGAAGGACCATTGCGGCAGTTCCTTAGATGGGAAGTAACGCTTCTCAGATTCGGCATTGTCCAACAGGTAGTTGGCACGCAGCCAGGTGACTTCTTTGAAGTCCGCAGCAACGAGCGCGAAGCTATGGGCGTCGGTTATCCAAACGCCACCATTGTCGAGCGAACTGGCAAGAAATGTGTAGGTAGACACTGTGATCTACTTTCTGCGGGATTCCCGCTAGATTTGGGCATTTATGGTTAGAGCGCGAGTACGATTGCCAAAGGCAATAATACTTCGAGCTTTGGCCCCGAGGCTTCTAACCAGGAGTCTTTCGGGGGGTCTATAAGAAGATCAGTAGAATCTGATCGGATGTAGAACTCATATATCGACCCGCCTACGTCTATTATTTTCACCGATACCGAGTGACCAACTCGGGATCGACGGATTCTATTAGACGAGAAAAAGGTCTGTGCATGCGCGATGAGTTGTCCCACCGGGATGAACATGTCGACTATGAATGTGAATTTTGCCGCTTTCCAAATCATCGCAGGTTCCGGTAGCAAACCGGCCTCCAACGTTGGTGACAGCAATTGGACAAGCATCTCAATCACGTCCTCATTCAACAAATTAACATCAACAGTTGAAATGAGCGAGACGTTGTAAGATACGATGGTTTCCTCCGTAATCTCTCTGATTAACGCCTGCAATGAAGAGGGCTCAGAAGATAATGAATCTTCGTCACCTTTGAACTTCATGCCTCCTTTAGCTCGAAAGAGTGTAAGCGATGGCAGGTGAGAGCGGAGAACGTCAGCTGAGGACTCCAGGGTAGGTTTAATCGCAAAAATATAAGCGAGATAACCACCACAAAGGACCTTCAGCAAGGTCCTCAATCGGGAAAGATATCCGACTGGGGCTGGAAGGGAACCGAGAAAAGCTGCGTCAAGAGACAGGGATTCCACACCCCTAGCTGCACCGAGGATTTCTCCAGGGAGATCAGCAGCTGCAGGCAATACCTCAGTTAGAAATCCGGGGGACTCAATTAACGACTCGAAATTCTTCGAAACGTCGCCTAAAAGAGTGGCATAGGCTTTAGATTGAGTGTGGTACAAACCCGGTTGTGCAGAGAGAATCGACCAGTGCGACTGATTGATCATGTCGTCAGCCAGTGTTCCTATACTCTCTGATACAAAGTCTACCAACTGGCGATAAACGCCGTTGAATGTAGATATATCACGAACAGTGCTTTGGTCAGTCAACATGTTCCACACAATTGAGTTTTTAAGCTCAAAAGTGAGAAGCGGCGATTTCGAGCCTTTGTGAAGCTCCATATCGTAGGAAACAGTACCAAAGTAAACTGCGTGATTAACCTGCCAGTACGAATGATTATCCACGTGATAAGACACAAACTCATCTGATTTCGCAGTAAGCGTGTATCGGGTATCGTGGAAATCCACGGTTCCATCTCGAGTGAACTCAAGAGTGGATGACGCGCCAAAAATCTCTTGGATTAGAGACCAGTAGGCAGTAGTCGTCATGCGAAGTCCCAAAGGAGTATCACAAAACAACACATCGAAGTCAGAGAAAGACTTATCCCCCACGGAATTGGAAACCGTAGGGAACGCATCATCTAAGACCTGGGAATAGGAAACCGAGTCCTTTAAACGGCTTCCTCCGACGGCCGCAGATATCCGCGGCGACCAGTTAGAACTCCCTCGAGGAGAGGGGGCACTCTGGAACGTCAACGTCTGTTGAAACAGACGAAGCGCGTCGAAGAAACTTGGCCATCTTTTCACAATTGTCCGCGGATTTGACCCGATTACTCGGAGTTCATTACGTTGGCGAGAGTAGCTGATGTCTGGTATATGACTCATGAAGCTGAGAAGTGGATCTGACGTATAGTCCCAAATATGGGAACCAAACGCAGTTTTGCTCCAAAGCAACGAAGTGAGGTTTTTAGTCCCCAAGTCGGTACACAAGTCAAGAAACACATTTACCATCTAAACCCTCCGACGATAACTACATTCCGTTGACAACGATGAAGAACGACCCATGGTCGACGCAGACGTGTCCCATTACGAGGCCAGAATTGAACTGGACCTCTAGGAACCGCAAGTCGACGACCACAGGCAGTACAACGTCCACTAATCACCCCCATTGCTATTGCTCCAGATGGTAACTAAACCCACCAGATAGACAGCACGATGGTGATTGGGTAATTCGGAAAACGCCGTGAAGACGTAGCCCGGAATCATTTGTTCGGTTGTTTCCTTCATACCAGAGGGATGAAAACTCCACTTGGTAGATAGGATACCACGAGTTGGTACCATGTCTGGCATCAATTCAAAGTAATCCGCGTATTGGACGACGAAGTCGGCCAAGACATCGATAAAGGGACTGAGAGCAACGATTTGCATCGCCGCTGCTTTCGCTCTTTTGGAACGAAAGTTCCTGTCTTTAATCATCGATGTTGCTGAGAACAACCTTACGTATTCCACGATAGGACCTTTCCTAAG